TGCCCTTGAGGCAGAACAGTTTCGTCTTACTGGTGGTACAAGTAATAGCGACCCTGCTACCTTGGCACAAGCAATGCGAGAGTTCAATAAGAATACTTCTATGACCATTGAAGTGAGACCAGCCGCACCAGATGCCAAGTAATAGGTGGTTTCCTTTCAAGGTCAATACCCAGCACGCTGCTGAACAACTATCGGGATATCTAAACTCCCGAAAGAGATTTAATGTTCTGACAGGTGGCAGACGGCAATATAAGACCGAGGGTGCTAAAAGAAAGGGTGTTTGGGAAGGAATAGGATATAACGACCCCAGTAGCCCTTGGTATCTTCCAGGTGTGGAAGACCCTAACTTTGCCTTTATTGCCCCTACTCACGAACAGGCATATAGAATATTCTGGAATGATTTGAATGCCCTAATACCAAGGGACTTCATTTTATATACTAATATCCAGAGACGCGTCATACACCTAAAGAATGGTTGTAACTTCTTCGTTCTTGGGGCAGATATGGCAGCCCGTCTTGAAGGTGTAATGTGGCATAAGTTCAAGATTGACGAGTTTCCCAATATAAAAGAAGAGGTTTGGTTTGAACATTTGAGACCTTGCCTATCAGATACCATAGGAACCTGTGATTTTTTAGGTGTGCCCGAAGGAAAACATAACCACTTCTATAAAATGTGGTGCTTGGCAGGAGAAAATAAGGACGATTTTGATAGATGGCACTGGACAAGTGCTGAAGTATTAAGTCCTAAAGAAGTAGAGGCAGCAAAAAGAGAATATGACCCTGCTACATTTAGACAAGAATATGAAGGGTCATTTGAAAACTATCAAGGTAGGGCGTATTATCAGTTTGATAGAGATGTCCAGGTAAAACCACACACTTATGACCCTAAAGCACCTTTGTGGATAGCATTAGATTTCAATGTTAGCCCAGGTATCTGTATTATCGGGCAATATTATGAAAAAAATGGGTTAGACATAGAACACATTATTGACGAAGTATATGTTCCTTCTAACAGCACTACAGAAAAGATTTGTGGATTGTTCATACAAAGATATTTCCAGCATCATGGTATAATAGAGGTTGATGGTGATGCCACAGGTGGGGCACACGATACTACTTCTGGTAGGACGGACTGGGAAATAGTTCGTAGTATGATGGATAGCAACTTTGGTAGGCAGATGCGTTATCATTATCCTATGAGAAATCCACACGAAAGAGACCGAGTGAATGCTGTCAATGCGAGACTAATGTCATTATCAGGTGATGTCAGAATGCTTTTTGACCCTAAAGCAAGATATACGATTGACGACTTTGATAAGACAACTCTGAATGACAAAGGTGAGATTGATAAAAAAACAAATCTTAAAGTATCACATTGTAGTGACGCTGTGGGGTATAGAGTTTCTCGTAAGTATCCAATAAAGAAGTACGCCCCAAGCGGGCAAAAGATTTGGAAGTAATCTATGTATAAAGACATTGATTTCAAGTTCAAAACTGAACCAGGGACAGCAGGTGGTGTGCTTGATTTGGTTGTAAATACTGATTACACCAATAATCAACAACTTTGGCAAAATGCCGCTGCGGTGTATGCTGGTGTCAATGAAATGATTACCTGTAGGCTTATTTCACAGCATCCTCGTGAAAGTGTTGAAAACTGGGTAAGGCGTGCCAGACAAGCACAACATTTGAACTATTCAAAGGGGATTATCCAGGCATACACAAGTCATTTGTTCCGTAAGACACCTATATTCAACTATGGGGCATTAAAGGACGACCCTATATTTGAGATGTTTTTAGACGATTGTGATTATGAAGGCACACCTTTTGAGGACCTTTGGAAAGAAAGTATGGACCCAGTAGGGTTGTTTGGTCTTGTTGGCTATATAGTAGATGCCCCTGCTGTGGAGGTAGGAGTGGTTTCAGATGCTATTGCTAATAAGGTCCATCCCTATGTTTCTACCTATTATGCCCCTGCTATATTAGACTGGCAGTTTATAAGAAATCAATGGGGACAACCTATCCTTGTATATTTGAAGGTGTTAGACGACGATGGTTATCTCCGTTGTTGGTGGGACCTTGGTAATAAGATACATTGGGAAGTCTATGCTACTAATAGTTATCTACAAAATGGTAGAATAGTTCAGGATACCACTTATCTAAATAAACAACAACCTTTCCAAAGTGGTGATTATGACCCTAAAGTAATGCCCGAGATACCTTTCGTACCTCATTATAACTACGAGAGTGGTAGAAGGCTAATAGGTATTAGTGATGTAGCAGACATATATCGTTGTGATATCAATATTTGTAATAGATTATCAGACGCAGTAGAAATCTTTGAGTTTGCCAGTTTCCCTATGATGCGAAAACCTTGGCAAAGGTCAGGAGAAGAAGTAAAGGACGAAGTAGGGGCAACTGCTATATTGGAGTTTGACCCTGAACATCCAGAAAGTAAGCCTGATTGGCTATTAGCACCTGTAAAGGACCCAGTTGATGCTATCATAGCATATATTGAGTTTATTCGTAAAGAGGTTTATCGTATTAGTGCGTTTGCTGGTATGGAAGACCTTTCGGGCAATGCTACTGGTAAATCACTAAATATTAGATTTCAGCAGTTGGATGCCAAGTTAGTCAAGAAGGCTAACTATGCTGGGCAGGCAATGAATGGTATTCTTCGTTTAACAAAAATGTGGATGGGTAAAAAGGAAGAAGAACAAGATTTCGGTCTTCAGATGCCCAAAGATTATAATATTGAGGACCTTGCCCAGGACATTATTGATATTACAAGTGCTGAAACCTTCGTTAGTTCTATGACATTTAGTAAGGAACTACAGAAGATTGTTGTTCAGAAGATGTTACCATCACTTCCAGAAGAAGTAAAGAATGAGATATTATCAGAAATAGAAAGCCAGCAAGAGTTGGCAAATGATTTAGAAATACAACAAGATGGTGAGGGCAATCCTATAGAAAATCCAGAGGAACAGCCCCCACAAGAGAACATTACAAATAGGAGTTCGCGGAAGCGGACATAACTTCACGGAGGAAACCAATGAAGTTGAAGTTCAATGAACAGAAGCAGGTCGTAGTTAGTCCAGAAGGACTACCAGTTTGTGTTAGTGATAACGGGGAAGATGTTCCCGTTGATATCGGTCGTTTATTTGGAAAGGTTAGTCAGTTGAACGCTGAATGTAAGACGCACAGAGAGAGGGCGGATGCCCTTGAAGCGGAAGTTCAAACACTAAAACAACCAAAGAAACAAGATAAGCCAGCAGAAGATGTTGAAGGATTGCGGAAGCAAATGGCAGAAATGAAAACACAGGCAGAAAAAGAAAAGTCAGAGTTGTCTGCCCAACTTCACAAGGAAGTATTATTCGGTCATTTCGCCCGTTCAACATTTTTTAGTGGTTCTGACGCAAAGACAGTATTGAAGCCCGAACCTGCTTTCAAGTTATTCGGAGACCGCTTCACTTTGAAGAATGGTCAAGTCGTTGCCCTTGAAAAGAATGGTGGTGAAATGTATTCACGCAAGGATGTTACCCAGTTAGCACCCTTTGAGGAAGCATTGGATGTTATTATGAGTGAAATGGGCGTGAAGAATGACATTACCAGGGCATTCAGTGGTAGCGGTTCAGCAAGTGGTAAAACCGCCTCACCTGGGGCTGTTCAACAAGCAGCCTATCAACAGGCTTATAAAGCAGGCGATGGAAAAGCAATCATTGAGGCAGAGGTAACTCGTTGCCTCGCACAGAAAACCTAATAAGGAGTAAATGTTATGGTTAATACGCCAGTTACACTTTTAGAGAACCCGCAACTTTATGGTGCGTTGTTCCTCGTTGGTGGATTTCAGAGAACTCCACTAATCAATCTAATGGGTAGTATTAGTGGTGGAAGAACTCGTCAGATTGGTGGTCTGGAATATGTTGAGGGAGTTGAGTGGTCACTGGACGCACCCAGCCTTTCAAATCTTCGTAGCGAACAGCAATCAATCGTAGGTCCGCCTGATTTCACACCTACTACAAGAACACAGAGTACAAACACTGTTTCTTACTTTGATTATCCAGTATTCGTTTCAGAACAGGCAATCGCAGCCCAGCGGTGGATTGATGTTACTAATACATCCAGCCGTGTTGATTTGACACAGCAAGACCCAGGGATTTCTCTTCTTCAGTTTGAAATCCAGAAGCAGATGCTTCAGATTGCTACTGACTTTGAGAAGTTAGTTCTTGATGGTGTTTATACTAAATCAACGGGTAAGGCAGTTGCCCCACAGACAGGTGGCTTCGTTGAGTTACTGACAGCAGATGCCTATGATGTTAGTGCCCCTATTGATAGGGATAAGTTTGAGGCAGGTCTAAAAGAGATGTTTGATGCTGGTGCCAGTATGAGTAATCTCATTCTGTTCGTTGGTGCCCGCTGTAAGCAAATCCTTTCTAAACTTTATGGTTATGCCCCGATGGACCGAAACATTGGTGGTGTCAATATAAAGCAGTTAGAAGTTGATTTGGTTGGTAATCTCCCTATCGTTGTTCTACCAAAACTTTCTACCAAAATGATTATTCTTAATATGGACCTCCCGAAGCCAGTCGTTTTCCCGATGCCAAAGGGTGTTCTTTATTTCGAAGAGTTAGCAAAGGTCGGGACAGCAATCAACGGACATATTTACGGTGCCCTCGGTGTTGATAGAGGTATCGCCGCAGAACACAAGATGTATATCAACTGTACAGTATAATAGGAGGTATTTTATATGGGTGGAGTAGCAAATCGAAAGAAGTTTGATGCGGAACACCCTGCCCTCCCAGTTCTTGTCCGTGAAATGTTTGCGGAACTTGTCAAGGTAGGAGACGCAGAGGGTTGGTGGATAACGACCACCACGACAACTACAACAACCACTACGACTACATAAGGTATATTATGGCTACATACAGCGTAGATGCGGACCTTGTCAATATACGACCTAATATATTGAACAATGGTGCTTATGATACTTCTTGGGCACACGATATGGCTTATAGCCTTATCAATACTACCCTTGAAGCAGAGTGGTATATTACCGAAGCACCTAATCACGGGATTGCCCCTACTACTACTGGAATGGATGTCGCCAAACTGAATGCCAATCAACTGAAGATGGTATCTGTTTATAAAGTGTTGGAACTTATTTATTTGAGTTTGACCAAAGATACACCTTTAGACGATGGTTTTTATGCTTGGGCAGCCCATTTCAGGAAAGAGTACGATACCGAACTCAATACCCTCCTAAAAGTTGGTGTTGAGTATGATTGGGACGACGATGGTATAACACAAGCGGATAAATACATCCCACAGCGGAGAAATCAAGTAAGATGCTAAACTTTTACGATACACTTCGTATGTTTGAGAGATTAGCCTCTGCTAACTGGAAGCCTACTTTGAAAAGGATTGGGGAGGCTATTAGAGATAGTATCCAAACCAAAACAGCAAAGGGGTTTGATAGTGTGCCGCGTCACCGTGAGATCAAACGCGGCACCACTGGCAGTAGGTTTTCTCCTTACACAAAAGTGTATAAGAACTGGAAGGCAAGGAACTTTCCTCCCGCTGTCCCTGTCAATCTGTATAGGACAGGTGAAATGTTGAAGCATTTGTCTCAACAGGAGACTGATAAGGAATGTGTTGTAGGCTTTACTACGACTATAACTGCCGAAAGGGCATCTTATAATCAAACTGGTAGAGTACCGCGGCACTTCTTTGATGTTTCCAAAGAGGCAAATGCCCAAATAGATGTAATAGTCAATGACTTTATAAATCAACTATTCAAAGGTATATAAATGCTTACGACAAGAGAGACAATCATAAATCAGTTGCTGGCAAAACTTTTAGACCAGACGGCAATCGTAAAGGTTGTTAGAGGGAATAAGAGTTCCATTGAGAAAGAGTTCAATGGATTAGCCGAGACTGATTTCCCTGTTATCGTTGTGGAGGCTGGTCTTCCTCAACCTAACATACATTACTCTTCTCGTAATCAAGGGGTTATTGACGAGGTCCGTTCTACGCTGAATGTAGATGTATATTGTTATGTAAGATGTAGTGAAAATATTGAGGATGGTAAAGTATCAATATTAATGAATGATGTTTGGAAAGTTATATGTGATAATCCTAATCTTGGTGGTGCCATCAAGTTGATACCCGCTTTCTCACAGACCCTCACATATAACGGACCCTATGTCTATTTTACTATAAGTTTGGGTCTTGAATATATCCACGATAACAAAAGTATTTAAAGGAGTATTATTATGGTAGCACCCCCGAATGTTTCCAACTATTCTATTGGTAAGGGGAAACTTTGGATTGCTGATTATGTTGCCTCTCCTTCTGCTTGGACTGAAATCGGTAACTGCCCATCAGTTGCTGTAGAACATGCCGTTGAAAGACTGGCACACTTTAGTTCAATGGAAGGTCTAAAAGAGAGAGACCTCAATCCAGTTGTTTCTATTGCCTACACTGTCACATTTGAGACAGACGAAGTTTGTGCGGAAAACCTCAATCTCTGGTGCCTTGGCACGGACAATGGAGATAGTATTGCGGCATTGACTAATGTTGATGCTTATTATTCTCTAAAGTTCGTTGAGGACAAAGAGGTTGGTGAAAATCGTACATTCGTTTTCCACAAGGTTCAGGTAGCACCCAATGGTGCTGGTGCCCTCATTAGTGAGGAATGGGGTACCCTTTCCTTCACGGCTGAAGGTCTAAAGGATGCCGCAAATCACCCAACAGAACCTTTCTACACTATTAAATGGACTTCGACAACGACTACATAATGTAGTATTATTGGTAGGGGGGAGTAATAAAAACTCCCCCTTGCCTTTCCTTTGGAAATAGAAAGTGCTTCGGCACAAACAAACTGAAAGGATTATATGAAGCGTATTGTAAATGTAAAAATCAGTGATAGTCTCGCCGTTGAATGTAAAGAACTTACACTGGGTCAGATTATGGGCTTGGTCTCTAAACTTGACCCAGATAGAATGCCCAACGAAGGTTTCTTCGGTTATATCCAGGGCGTCCTCTCTAACGAACTAATCCCTCTTACTACCAATCTGGAAGTTTCCCAACTTCTTGACTTCACTCCAAGTGAGTTAGCAGCAGTATATGATGGTATCAAGGAGGCAAACAAAGATTTTTTTACAGTAGTGGCAAGTCTCAATCTCCCAGCACTAATAGGAAATGTGATACAGATGTGGTTGGGGCAAGCCCTGAACAAAGTAGAGAAGACCGTACTAACAACTACTGGCGTATCGTCTGCCTCCTCTATCAGTGCGGACACACCAACGCCCTTGAGTACGGATACTCCTACGCAATAAAGGCTTATAACTTCTTTATTGAGGAACAACACCTTGACGAGAGAAGAATGGCATTCGCAGTGAGACTTGGACAGGCAGCAGATAAGAAAACTTGGGAAAAGTATTGTAAGGCACCACCAGTAGGGGTTATACCTCTATTGACTTATAAAGGTCCTCAAAAAGAAAAGCCCAAGCGACTTACTAATAAGCAGACAAGAGAACTCCAAAAGCAGTTGAGGAAATAATGGATGTAATAGAAAAGTTAGTAAGTATTATAATCAAACTAAATAATGAGGATGCCCTTCGGAAAATCCAAGAGGTTATTGGTCGGTTGAATACTATGGATAGTGCCAGCAAAACTGCTGACAAGTCTATGAACCAACTGACTACTGACCTCAATAAGTTAGGTAAAACCATATTACCTGGATTAGAAAGGGCATTTTCGAGTGTTATTGATGTTCAGAAAAGATTTATCAAGACTGAACAAGATAAGATTGATGTTCTAAAAAGATTAGCAGACCAGGCAAAGATTACTGGTGCTGCTATAAAAGATAGTTTGTCATTTAATGGTATGGAGTTTGTTACCAGTATAAAGTTTGCTATGGCTGGTTTGGCTGCTGCCTTACCTGCTGCTTTGGGGGCAGCAATAGGTGGTGGTGCTGCTGTTGGTGCTGGTAGAACAAATGTTTCTGCTATTGCCAAGGTAGAGAAGGTAGAGGTAGGAGATATAGAACCTATTGAGGTCCCTGCCAAGATTGACCAAGTTCAGTTAGAGGAAAGCGTCCTCAAAGCAAAAGAAGATCTTGAGGGTATAAAACCGATTGAACTTCCTACCACAATGGACAAGTCTTTTACTGAACAGGTAAATATTCAGATTGAAGCATATAGACAGATGTTGATTGATGCCAAGGCATTACTTGCTGTAAAGCAGCAAACCACAGAAGAAACTAAAAAACAGACTGAAGAAGAAAAGGTTGCCGTAGCATTTCAATGGATTAGAGAGAATGTAGCAAAAGAGATAAGAATACCCATATTTGCTGGCTTTCCTGACCCAGCATTGATGGCAGAAATGGTTGATAATGTTATCAAAGCATTCAAGACAATAAAAGATGTTGCTATTAAAATACCTGAAGTAATAAAGATTGCTTGGGAACATACTGGGTGGGACCTACTATTTAAAGCAATAACGGATGCTGGTTATAAGGCATTTATAGCGATAACTGATGCTGGTTATAAAGCGGTAAATGTAATATACAATGTTTGGGATAAGACATTAAATGGACTTGTTAATAACGCAGTAAAGGTTCTTGATGTAGTGGGTTTAGCGTTTTACAATGTCTATTCTGATATAAGAGGGTATTTCGTTGATGTAGTAGCAGGTTTTCGTCAAGGTCTCTCTCTTATGGCTAAAGCAGTAGGACAACTGGTTCCTACAGAAATAAAGACAGGGTTTGCTTCTCTTTGGAAAGGTGTTAGTGATATCAACAAGGCAGGTATCAAGGGTCTTTTTGACACTTTCCTAAATCTAAAGAACT